TACAAGATGATTCGTGACCTCATGGTGCGTTTCCAGAACGGCATGGTGCCCTACAAGTTCAAGGGTAACTGGATGAACGTAGACCCCAGCACATGGGGCGAGCGTAGCCGGATGATGGTAACGGTCGGTGCCGGTGCCGGTGACAGCCAGAAGAAACTGATGGCGTTGCAGACACTGTTCCAGACGCAGATGCAGTTTAAGCAGATGCCCGACAACGTGATGGTAGACACCAAGCAGTTGTTCAACTCGCTCGACGACATGGTCGAACTGGCGGACTTGGGTGAGGCCGAGAAGTACTTCATGAACCCGGACACGCAAGAGGGTCAGCAGTTCGCACAGCAGAAACAGCAAGCCGATCAGCAACAGCAACAGCAGATGATGCAACAGCAAGAGCAACAGTTGCAGATGCAACAGCAGGCGCTACAGGCACAGATGCAGGTCGCGGCGGCGGAGCAGACCAAGGCTCAGGCCACCATGCAGAACGGCCAGTTGAAAGAGCAGATCAACGCGATGAAGGCACAGCACACTCAGGAACTCGAACAGATGAAGACGGCGCTACAGGCGGCGAAGGATTCGGCCAAGCAGGCGTTCGACTACGACAAGCTGAAGACCGACACAGCGCTGAAGCTAACCGAACTGGAGACCAACTCGAAGATGCAGTTGGAAAGAGAATTACAGGCAAACAAGGAAAGTTTGAATGGCTCAGGACGGGCAACTGATAAGGGAAGCGAGAAGGGGCAGGCAAGCGAAGAAAGAACTGTCCCTAATTGAGGAACACATCGAGCAACGCAAGTGGGCGCTGTTCGAGACCTTCTGTAGTGATCGCAACCAAGAGGATGACTACGAAATTAGAAGCCAAGCTATCGCGCTAACTAACCTTGAGAACTTTCTTGAGGAGTTAGTCACCACCGGCATATTGGCCGAAAAACAACACGAAGGAGATGAAATATGAGCGAAGGTGCAGTCCACCCTAATTCTACGGATACGGGCGCTAGTGCAGTCGATCAAGTCGCTGAACTATTAGTATCAGGCGACAAAGAAGAGGCACACCAGATTGGTGCGCCCGATAACGTAACCGATACTCCGGTGGAGTACGGTGAAGAAACAACCTCGGAAGAAGTCGAGGCAGAATCAGCAGGCTCAGAAGACGGCGATGTCGAAACAGAAGAGTCCCAGCTAGAGGAAGCAGTAGACGACCATGAAGAGGTAGGCGGTCTCGAAGCCTTAGCCAGTGAACTTGGGCTAGACAATGACAAGCTAGTCGTCGATGACGACGGTGACGTTTTTGTAAAGCTGAAGGTCAACGGAAAGGACGAGCACGTCTCACTCAAGGACGCGATCAGTCAGACGCAATACTACAAGGCCAATGAGGAGAAATCCCAGATCCTTGCAGAGGAGCGTAAGACGTTCGAGTCCGAACGCACGCAAGTTGCAGAGACTATTGGCCAACGCCTCCAGTACATCCAGAACATTGGAAACGCACTGGAGCAGAAGCTGATGGGCGAGTTCAACTCTATCGACTGGAATCAGTTACGAATAACTGACCCGGCGGAGTGGGCGGCTAAACAGCAGGAGTTCCAGTACAGGCAACAGGAACTACATCAGATGGGCGAGGCGGTAGGCCAGCAGGTTCAATTCCAGAACCAGCAGGCTGACGAAGAGTTCCAGCGTGAGCGTCAAGAGACGTTAGCGACGGAGCGAGTAGCGCTGACCCAAGCCATCCCAGAGTGGAACGACGAAGAGAAGATGGGTGCAGAGATGCACCAGATCATCCAGTACGCCAGAGAGAACGGCTTCCCTGATGAGGAATTGCAGGACGTGACGATGTCACGCCATGTGGTAACCCTCCGTAAGGCGATGCTGTACGACCAAGGCAAGACCGTCGCCCAACAGAAGGTCAAGAAGGCTCCCAAGATGCAACGAGCGGCAAATGGACGATTTGTGCAAAAGAAAAAGTCACAGGTCGATAGTCTAGTGCAGGCCGCTAAAAACGCGAAAGGTGCCAACAAAAGGATGTTGGAAAGAGACGCAGTAGCGAGCCTCCTTATGGGAGAGTAAATCATGGCTAATTCAACCCTAGCCCCGACAACAGGCAACGTGGATGCCTTTAACCTCAAGTCAATCGAGACCGGAGGAGTAATCCACGAAGACGTAATGGACAAGATCTTCGACATCAGTCGAATTCCTCTGCCCTTTACCGACATGGTAGGCAAGACGAGCCATAAGAACGAGCGGTTCGATTGGGTTCTCGATGAACTGAACCCGCCCATGCTGAACAACCAGCGTGTGGATGGTCAGGACGCGGGCGACCTCGTTTCGATCACTGGTGGCCGTGTAGGAAACCACTCACAAATTTCCGACAAGGTAATTGCCGTGAGTTATCGAGCGGATAGTTCGGACACAATCGGGAGAGCCAAAGAATTGGCCTACCGACTGACCCGCGCTAACCAAGAGATCCGTCGCGACGTAGAAGCCGCCGCTCTGTACAACCAAGCCTCCAAGGCTGGTACTGACGCGGTAGCTGGCGTAACTGGCGGACTGCCTTCATGGATTGAGACTTCTGTCTTCAATGCTGACGGCTCTGCTGGTACTGCTGGTGGATACAACTACACCAGTGGCCTGACTGCGGCGGCTACGGCTGGCACAGCGGCACCCGTGTCGTTCAAGTGCATCAAGGACGCTATCCAGTCCGTGTATGAGGAAGGTGGTGAGGTATCAGTACTGATGTCTACTCCTTCTGTGATCACAAGCATCTCGACGTACATGTTCAACGAGACTGCTCGTATCGCAACTCTGCAAGCAGATCAGGGCAAGAGCACTGACAAGGCCAAAGCACTGGCCTCTGTTAATGTCATCGTGTCCGACTTCGGCACCGTTAAGCTGGTTCCGAACCGTCTGCAACCGGGCAACGGCGCTGTTGACGCTGACACTGGTCTAGTTACCAGCACAAGCGACAACATCTTCCTGCTGGATCCAGAGTACGTATCTCTGTCCTACTTGGAAGGCTACCGTACCGATACCTTGGCTAAGACTGGTCTCGCAGAGAAGCGTCAGATCAGCGTTGACTGGGGTCTGCGTGTACACACTGAGAAGGCTCACGCCATGATTGTTGGCGTTGACGGCTCGGAAGAAGCCGTAGAGTAAACCTACCGCCCCCTCTTCGGAGGGGGCATTTTTTCTATGTTTCTGTGTATCTGCCACGGCGTTAGAAAGTCTGAGAAAGACAGATACCACCTTATAGGCACCCAGTGCGGCAAGTGCCTCGAACCAAGGACTAGCAATGAGCGATCTTCATTATCAACAGGACGGAACGGGCGTCGAATGGAAGTACCAGCCCAGCGAAGACAAGATGTATGTCCGCAAGTACGCGGCCAACTACGATGCGGTTGCGGAACTTGCTAAGTCCGTTCGCAACGAGGGAGGCACCCGTGACGTAGAGGGCTTCCGCATGGTTGCGACCATTCCCATCGAAGTGTTTAGCGCGGCCAACGACGGGCGCTCCCACGATGGACGTTACAAAGGATTCCTGCAACTCAGCGCTAAGGATCAACAGCGCGAGTTCGCTAGCTTCTTCCAAGAGGAAGACATTAAACCGTTCATGCTGAACGACAACTTTAGGATCTGATATGCCACTCATTATGCACCGAACCCGGAACCGAGGCGTCACTGGCGTCAAGGCTGGCGGCGGCAAGACATGGCACACGACGGGTGCCTACATCAACATGGAGGAGTTGAAGAACCTCACTCCTCCTGACCCGAACGACCCGCCCATATCGATGCTGGCCACAGAGGCCGGGAACGTGATGACCGAGGAAAGTGGCGAGAAGTTCCTAGCACCGGAGAAATAAATGAAGTCACTGATCCCAGACTGGCTCCCGAAACTCTTCGTCAAGGCGGAGGGTTCAGTACGCGAGGCTACGACTAAGAAGTTTTCGGACTTCAACAAGATTACCGATACCGAGGGCATGGAAGTCGTTGGGATTAAGGGTGGCGCGAACGTGCGTGCCGATTTCCCTGTTGCGGGCGAGGCTGGTGAGGTTACTACCAGCATGGTCGGGCTGGAGCCTGATGACCCCCTGCGAAATGCACGCGGGCAGTTTATGCCCACCAGAGATTTGCCCGAGTTAGAGAACCAGAAAGACGCTAACCGATTCATCGCCAGTGAGATCCAGCGCCTCGATCAAGAGATCGATGGCATAGAGGCTGGTGGCGGCGACGTAGACCTTAGCGACTACGCTACTATTGAGTACGTAGATGAAACCGAACTGAACGTCCTGAACTCGGCAATCAAGGTTGCCCAA